TGCATGTTCTTGATTTTCATGTAGTTCATCTTGGTCACCCCGTCCACCTTGGGGGCCACGCTGACCTCGAACCCGTCCAGATTCTCCTCCCACTCCGGTATTATTAGGTCTGTTAAATCAGACCAAACACCGGATTTAGCGTTTCTTATCGTCTTGGTGAAGATACCCACCCGCCCGCTCTTGGTTTCCCAACAGTGGCGAACCAGCCTGTGCAGTACTCCAATAGTCTTGCTGGAGTATCTCGGGCCTGCTACCAACAGGTAGCGCTTGTTGCAGTTGAATATCTCAAGCTGCTTTGGGCTGATGGACGGGTACCAGCACCCACTAGCGTCTAGCGGCATACTTGTGGTACTTTAACCAGAGAGGAGCGCTTATGGCAAACGAGATACGAATAGATATGAGTGACCCAGCTATGGCTGAGGCATTGGTTGAGTGTGCGCCGGGTGAAACCAGCACCCTCACAATGGACGTTACAGTAACCGAGAAGGGGGTTGAGCTCGTTGGTACGGTTGACCCCGCCACTGTCGAGAAGTACGCTGCCGAGGAAGAGGAGGCATATGAAGAAGAGACTCCCCCGATTCCGGCAGCCCCGGCAGCCCTAACGGCTGCGGCAGGAGGTGCTCCACCAGTACCACCGGCTGCGGTCGCTGCGGTGATGTGATGCCAAAACATAGGCCCGAGGTTACATACAATTCGGACGGGACTGTTAATGTGGTGTTGAAGTTCTACCGCCTTCGCCCTTCGCGGGGGAGGGCGCTTAGGAGTGTTTCCTACCACGATATGGTCCTTAAGGCGGACGACATGAATGCCTATGTTAAACTGTGGCGTAGGATGCCTAGAGACAGGATCAGGAAGGTTATGGTAGAATACGCAAAGAACCGAATGATTCAGGAAAGCCCAGTGATAATATGATTGATCTAAATGTACTTAGCAACCGGGGTGTAACTACCGATAAACTGAAGTCGGTTTTTGCCGGGGAGGATGAGTCCGTATCTGAGAAGGCGAAGCCCCTTCTGTACAAGATAAGGCAGAGGATAGATGACGGGCTTCAGTTTTGTATCAAGAACCATAAGGTGTACCACGCCTTGGACTTGGCTTGGGACACTCCGTTTCGGCAGGTGAGTCACACACTTGCCAGCTCACTGGTAAGCAAAGAGCTGGACGACGAGACAATCCTGAACGCGACAAAGGACTGGGGCCTTACCGGGATGCTTGAGACTGTGAAGGATGCCAAGGGAACCCATAAGCGGTTGAACCTGCCCGTGTTCTTCAATGTGTTTGTGCCAGTTGTCCGTGCCTATGTGACCATTCGGTGGGCTCGCATTTATAATGACAGGAGGCAGTATCCGCTTTTTAAGTATGAGATGGCCCACAACACGACAACCAATAAGCTGCGCTCTGACATTATTACGGACCGGGTGCAGACTATGGCCAATCAGTACGGTTACTCTGAAACACTGAAGCAGTGCATATTCCAGATGCTACACTACGGCTGGTGCATGCAGTTCCCGACAGAGGAGTGGCATTCTGAGACGCAGGTGAATATAAACTCCGCCGGAGAAGAGGAGGAGAAGTATGTCAGGGAGGGCTTGAGGTACCACTTGCCACATCCGTCTAGGGTTTTCTTCGATCAGGCACACAGGACTACGTCGTTTAACAGCGACAGCGGGTGTGAGTTTGCCGGTTACTGGAGGATAATGCGTTATGGGGATATTCGGCGTAACAAGAAGTTTTGGAATGTGGATAAGATCAGTTATGGAAAAACGACCGATCTTCTCAGCGGCGCGAAGACATACCTTGAGTTGGTTTCGCCCTGCACAATGGAGTTCCCTACATCGAGGACGGCCTTCGGCGCGCTCGACAGGGAGAGCGAAATGGATAAGGCTTACACCAAGGCGGATGATGACAAAGCTGTCCTTATTACTGAATACTTTGAAAAACTTGTTCCAAGTGAGTATGGCCTTGGTGATTATGATCATCCTGTATGGTTTCGTTTTTGTTTGGCTAATGATAATACTATTTTATATGCTGCTCCAATTCCCTATTGCCCGGTTGTATACTATGCTTACGACCCGCACGAAGGCAGGTCGATGAACGCCAGCCTGAGCTTGGAAGTTATCCCATTTCAAGACCAGATCGGGAACCTTTTATCCCAGTACCTGTTGTCAGTTAAACAGAACTTGGCAAACCTTACGTTTGTTGACACGGATCAGGTCCCCAAGGACATGATCGAGAAGCTCCAGAACTGGGGCGAAAAGTTGTTCAGGGGTTTGAATTTCCTACCGTTTAGCTCAAGACAGAACAAGTTTGCCCAGTCCGATGTCAGAGAAGCATTTAATTCAGTTCGGCTCTCCACCCTTGACACCAATGGGATCGTCACAGCGATGCGGCAGGTCATCGACATGCTGGAGAGGTTACTCGTTATTTCTGCTCAAGAGATTGCGCAAGCCGCCTCTCACGAACAGACTGCCGAGGAGGTCAGGACGGTTGCCACGACAACCAACACGCGGCTTGCGTTCACGGCTAATGCGGTCGATGACGCAATTGCTGCGTGGAAGGAGCAGGCCTATAGGGCCCTTATGGCCTACGGCGAGGACGAGATTTATGCCAACATCAACTCGCAATACACTGTGGATGCCCTTCATTCGCTGGGTTTCTCGGTTACTGAGAAGGACGAGGATCGCTCTGGCTCTGTCAAGGTACGAGGGCAAAAGAGCGCACTTGATCTTGAACACATTGGTTCTTACCGCGACACTCTGGATCGCGTTTCTGATAATGCAATGGCTACTGCCCTGACCCAGCTTTATACAATGGTTGCCCAAGACCCGGAAATACGCCAGAGTGTCGGTGTTGATCAGGTGTTGGATGTGATTAACAGGATAGGCCAGATGCTCGGCCTGCCAAGGGACTTTAAGCTACAGAAGATACAGGATGCTCCCGGCCCGGACCAGCAGTCGGAGGAGATGGTTAAGATTGCCGAGGAAATTCGTGGATCAATTTTGGAAGAGGTCGGGCAGGCCATCGAGCCGGTCGCAGAGAACTCAAAGCAGAACTCTGCTGCTATTGAACAGATTGTTGAGCTTATAAAGAACTCCCCCCAGCCACCCCCGGAAGCACAATATGATAATGCTAATCAAGCGCCCAGCCCCAGACCAGCAGGTGCTCCGGGTCCAGCAATGGCTGAGGTCCGATGAGGCTAGTCTCTTTAAGGGTTTGCTTCATTCTGAGATCGCCGCGCTACAAGAGGAAGCGAGCAGGCTTATTATTTTAGCCAAGGATGACGACAGAAAGGTCGCTGACGCAAGGGATGCGGGGGCGAGGGCTAGTGATTTAATAGGGTTTATTGAGTTTATGAATAAGGTTGAACTTGGGAAACATGAATTTACCCGGGCAGAGGTGAGCATTTCTGATAAAATATTATGGAAGTCATAGACGCAGTACAGGAACAGGTGGACATGCAGGTTAATTCAAAGCCGAATGTCAGGACAATCAATATGGCCGATGTGCGCGGACAGCACGCTGTGCCGGAGCCGGAGCCGGAGCCTGAACCAGAGGCGGCAGAGAAGCCTGACGCCAGCGAGGAGGTGGCTGATGCAACCGACAGCCTGATGGAGCGCCTTGGTTACAAGAAGCCTGCTTCACCAGACGATACACCACCTGAACCTGAACCTGAAGCGGAGCCCGAGCCTGTGGCTGAGGAACCCAAGGTAAAGAGGAAGCGCGGCAGGCCCCGTAAGGATCTTTCAGCTGATGACATCAAGGACATAATCCGGGAAACAGCACAGTCTGTGGCCCCGGCGCGGGATGCGGAACCCGCCGCCCCAGCCGCTATCCGTGACGAGGTGGAGGAACTTAACCGTGAAGACCTAGCGGTGTTCTCTGAACTTGAGTTAAAAGGCCCCAAGTATTCAGGAATCAGGGAGAGGTATAAAACATACCTCAACTCATTGGCTGAATATAAGCAGGAGTGGCAGAAGGAAAACTCAAACCAGACGTTCGACCCGCAGGACCCCGAGCACGAGGAGTGGACTCAGGCCAATATCCCAGAGTTTGATGGCAGGGACTTTGATGATGCCAGAATAGACACCAAGGCCAAGCGACTTGTAAGGGACTCAGAGCGGAAGTACATGAGTGAGCTTGAGTCTGTCAGGTCGGAGGTTGCCGAGGCCAACATGAAGACCGAGCTGGAGCAGGGCACAAACAGCTCAATAGCAGAGGTGGTTAATTCCGTGGATTCAGGGTATCTTAAACTTATCCAAGAGAAAGGCGGCGAAGCGCTTGAGGAGGCCGATCCCATAGCGCATCATGTAATAAACGAGACTTTGGCCTCAGGCGAGACGATGCTCTATGAGCTTGAGAAACTTGCCCACCCGAGCAAGAAGTTCAGAATTAACCCGAACAGTGAGGCCCACAAGGAGTTGATTGACTTTGCGGTTGGCAAGGAGAGGGAGATAGCAGCCCTTTCACAAGCCGACCGGACGCACGAGGGCAGGCAATTTGCCACCACAGAGCAGTGGATGAAAATGCCAGAATCAAAGAGGGATGGGCACTGGAGGCTTGAGCCACAGCACATTAAAACAATGTATGTCAGTGATCTCGCAAAGCAGGCAAAAGAGAGGATAGAATCAGAACGTACACGTTTTGAAAAGTATATGGGAAAGAACTCTGGGAATAAAAAAACCCAGACAAGTCCCCGTCAACCTGCACCTAGGCCAAGCAGGGCTGCAAAACCGCAGCCCCCGGTAACTTCAGGAGAAGCTGTATCGTCAACAGCAGGGGGTGACCCCGGAAAGGTGAATCTTGACGGACATGAAAAACTGAAGAAGTACCTTTGGGGATGATATACTGCGCCCCGTAACTCTTAACGGAGGAAAATATTATGGGAGCAGGTACAGTATATGATAATAACGCGGCCCACGGTCGCGGTCACGGAACGGACCAAGCCAACTTATTTCCGGCAAACGTCCAAGCTAAGGACTCGGCAGGGAAGCCAGAAGGAGCCACTACGGCTATTTGGAACTCCTACAACACTGAAGGGACAATAACCCGATCTAGTGTGGGCCTTGCGGCCCCAGCCGACTTGGATAACATATTCACGGACGGTACTAACTACCGTGACATGACTCACCTGTTAACGACTCAGCTTGAGTTGGCGACATGTGGGGCACGCCAGTATGGATTGTATGATTGGCTGATGTCCAGCGCACGGAGCGTTGGCAATCTGGTCAACACCAAGAAGATTCAGGGCTCAGGCTTTGAGGTTGATCCGTTCATTCTCGCAGCCCAGAAGGATGTCATCAAGGACGCCTACTGGGTTGTTAACGCAATCTATCGCTCTGACTACGAAGTGGCCCCTCAGTCCGGCGTAAGCCTTGTGGCTGCTGGTGCTACCGAGGAGTTGCTAACAGGAGTGGCTTCTGGTTCCAACATAATCAAGGTGAGTGTCCCGGCAACGGGCAACCAGCCGGTTGCAGCCAACTACTTTGT